GTTAGTGCTGTACCTGGCGACCATTGAGTGGTCCGCATATATGTTGGCTAGGATAGTTACACCATATGGGAACTAAGAATAGCCTAGTTGTATATACAGCTCTGTATAAGCGACTACTTGATGATATAGCTGATTGCTATGTCGACTCTGAGGCTGGTCGCGACTGGAGTTATATCCAGGAGCGGTTAGCGAAAGAAGGTCTCTCGTTTATGACGAAAACCCTTCCTAGGCTAGGGAAGCACCTTGACCGGTGCCTAGCTAGTCCGAATCCCGAAGCAGCATTCTACGCTCCCTTCTTCTTGCAAAAGGAGAAGGGCTTGGCCACTGTGTCGATGTTATTCGACTGGCTATTCGCAGAAGTGTTTCGTGAGACGGAAGTCATGTCACCTCTGGTTGATTTCAACCACCACTCCGGTGTGCCGACCCAATCATGGGTTAGCTTCGGTGTGGGTGAGGACACGTGTGGTGTAGGTCGGAAGCAATTCCGTCTACGTAATACGCGCGCAATCAGGCATGCTCGTCAGCTGTTGTACTTTTTGTACAAACTGGAGCTACCTTATGAGAAAGATGACGAAACCAATGTCATCAACTCGTTTGTCGCGGTCGAGGAGGAGCTTAAAACGCTTCGAATTGATCCGCGCGACGCTGTTATTAAGCAGGCACGTGGGTTCATTACCCGCGTTCTTGGTGGGTCTGATCCTCGGGATATCATTCCCAGGCATGGCCCGGGTGCTGTGTCCACTGGTGAGCGAGGTCCTGCGAAAGCAAGATTCTCGCGTATATATCGAGCCCTCGACGAGAAGTACCCCTTCACGGAGTACTTCCAGCTCGCGGGCCAGATCTGTGACCAGTACGCCACCTACGAAGACACCCTAGAGTCTCTAGAGCACGGTACAGCGAAAGTTGTACTTGTGCCGAAAGATTCACGGGGTCCTCGTCTTATCTCATGCGAGCCACTGGAATATCAGTGGATTCAACAGGGTCAACAACGCAAGTTGTATGACATCCTGGAGAATAGTTCATTAACTAAGGGCCAGGTTAACTTCCTGGACCAGTCAGTGAATCGTAGTCTATCCTTGTCTGGCTCCAAAGGGAGCGGACTGGTGACCCTCGACATGAAGGACGCGTCGGACCGTGTTAGCCTGGTGTTAGTAGAGGAGCTATTTAAGGGAACCAAGTGGTTTTCTTATTTGCTTGCCTCGAGGACGCCGGAGACACGGTTACCTGACGGACGGGTAGTGAAGATGAGCAAATTCGCTCCAATGGGATCAGCTGTCTGTTTCCCAGTGGAAGCGCTATGCTTCTATGCACTAGCCGTGTATGCACTCGTTGTACATAAACAGATGCGCCCGCAAGTAGCTCGCGGTCGCGTCTGGGTGTACGGGGACGATATCATATGCTACGAGGAAGACTATCTCGTAGTAATGCAGACCCTTGAGCAGTTTGGACTTATGTTCAATAGCTCGAAGTGCTGCACTGAGGGATTCTTTCGAGAATCCTGTGGGTGCGATGCTTATGCAGGCATCGATGTCACACCTATCCGTTTACGGACAGTATGGAATCGTTCTGCACGCTGGGATGCAGGTCAACTAGCGTCATATGTCGAGCTTTCAAACTCGGCTTATGTGGCTGGTTACCGGCGGCTTG